GCGGGCGTCGGCCTGCGCATTACCTCCAGCACGCCGCTGCCGAGCTTCATCCGAGGCCGCTTCGGGTATGTCGGCCAGGCCAACTGGGGGCCACTCAACGAAGCCGTCGAGATGCTGAGCCGCCACCAGATCGAAGACACCTTCGGCCAGTCTGGCGTCCCGGGCAACACCATGGACGGCGCAGAGGAGATCTTCAATGGGGGTGCCATCACGGGCGTGGTCGTGCGCGTTGGCACTGGCGGTACACAGGGCAGCGATGTGCTGACCGACGGGGCCGCAGCGAACGTGGGCACGCTGAAGGTGCTGTACCCGGGAACGCGGGCGTTCGGCTACACCGTCCGCGCCAACCTGACCGACCCGAACATCCGCGAACTGGTCATCTACGAGGGCACGCTCCAGCGTGAGGTGTGGCCGTTCCCGAAGAAGAGCGGTTCGAGCGCCAGCGAGATCGACAGCCTGATGGCCGTGGTCAACAACCACTCGGCCTACGTGACGGTCACCAAGACCGCCGTGGGCGACGGCACGATCAAGGACGTAGCGCAGAAGGCCATCCCGCCCGGGACCGCGCCGACCGTCAACACCAGCGCCTACAGCGCCGCGCTGACCGAACTGGGCAAGGAAAACTTCTTCGTCACCTGCGTGGACGCCGAAGACGACACCACGCACCAGATGGTCAAGGCCTGGATTGACGACCAGCAGATGCACGGTCGTCGCCGCGTCGGCGTGCTGGGCATCCCGATCACCGAGACGTGGGCCAGCCGCAAGAGCCGAGCGCAGGCGATGAACAACCCCGCCATGGTGGTCGTCGGCAACGGCTTCGAGCGCCACGGCGGCACCGACGGGCTGACCGTCATCCCGTGCGACGGCTACCTGGCCGCAGCGCGCCTGGCAGGTGCCTACACCGCCAGCAAGCCCAACCAGCAACTCACGCACCGCGTCATTCCCGACGCCACGGCGCTGGTGGGCGCGCTGACCGACGACCAGTTGACCGAGGCCAAGCTGTCGGGCCTGAGCACCTTCAGCATGAGCTTCCGAGGCCGCATCTGGATCTCTGAGGGCGTCAACACGCTGACCGACCCGCAGACGCCGCCGCAGTGGGCCGAGTCGATGTCTATCGCCTGGGCCAAGATGCGCCGCGTGATGACGCGCTTCTACCTGATTGACGACATCACCGCGCAGTGGGACGACATGATCGGGTCGGTCAACAACACCGACACGGGCCGTGGCGTGCTGAAGACTGCCGCGCAGGCCATCGTCAACAGCTACATCGCCAACGGCGCGCTGATCTCGGGCACGGTCGCCGTGGATACCACCAGGCAGCCCAACGCTGCCGCCGACGAGGCCTTCTTCATCTTCAACAACCTCGTGGACGCGGACGGTGCCGAGCGCCTGATCCTCAACGCGATGTTCCCGTAAGGAGCCAGCCATGACCTTCGAGACGCCAGACCCGACGCCGACACCAGAGCCAGAGGAGCAGCCCGGGCCGCAGCCGCCCGACCCGACGACTGAGGACGCCGAGGAGGAAGCCGAGGCCGAGGAGGAAGAAGCCGAAGAAGAGGCCGAGGCCGAGGAAGGAGAACCTGAGCAGCAGCCATGACCATGAACACCAGGCCCGTCGATCCGACGCTGCTGATCGCGGGCTTTCGGGGCGCGTTCTACTGGGACGGCCAGCCCTTCGGCGCGTGCAGCACCTGGGAGATTCAGGAGAACTACTCCAACAGCGACACACAGCCTGTCGGGGTGATCGCTCCCATCCCCGTGCTCCAGAGCGTGACCTTCACGCTCACCTTCACCGAGATCACCATTGACGACGCGCTGCCCGTCGAACGGCTGCGCCAGCTACGGTCGATCTCGCAGCCCAACTTCCGCTTCGTCGGTGAGGTGTTCCGTCCAGATGGGTCAGTCGGGCGGTACATCTGCGACAAGTGCGTGCCCGATGGCACCTTCCGCCTGGCCGCGTCGAGCCCAGGCGACACCATGACCCGGGATCACAGCTACCGCGTGCTGGAGATCCCCGACATCGACTCGGCACTAGGAGCCTGAGATGAGTCAGCAGCAGCCCTACGTCAACATCCTCGAAACCGACCTGCCCGGGCCAGACGGCGTGATACCCAATGGCCACGGGGAGCCTCTAGGCGACGCGTCAGCCAACGATGGCCAGGTGCAGCCTGTCCACCTGCATGCACCAGAGCCAGGCGACCTGGCGCGCACGCCAGAGCAGGAGCAGGCCTACTACGCGGCGGCAGAGCCAGACATCCTGGCAGGCCTGTTCGGCGCGCTGGACGAGGCGGCGGTCGCGGTCGTGGTGTGCACCTTCTCCCGCTTCCAGTTCACCATGCGCGCACCCGACGGCACCGCCGTGCTCGATGCCAGCGGCAAGCCCGTGACCGAGCCGATGCGCATCCGCTTCCTGAAACAGTCCGACGCCGACATCGAGCAAGCCCAACGCCGCGCCACGACCTGGGTCCAGAACCCCGACGTGCGCAATGGTCCCCGGGTCGAGCAGGTCAACCAGGCCAGGATGCGCTCGTGGATCATCTACAACGCGACCGTGCCCGAGGACCGCGCCGCCTACTGGGACCGCAAGGAGATCGTCAACCGCGTCCGCGCTGGCAACGGCGTCGAGGTGGTGGACCGCATGCTCGACGCGGGCGAGAAGCTTCAGGCGGTCAACGCCATCTACGGCCACTCGGGCCTGATGACACAGTCCGAGAGCGAAGTCGAGCGCATCGCAAAACCATAAGGTTCGGTGGCCAGCGCCTCACGCTCTACCACCGCATCTGGCAGCGCCACCACATGACGCCGTGCCAGTACGAGGGCCGAGCGTCGCACATCGAACCACTGTGTCGGGGGTGCCGCGTGTTCATCTTCTCCAGCGAGCTAGAGTCCAGCCGCCAGGAGCACGAGCAACTGGAGAACCTGCGCAAGCAGCAGAACATGCCCTCGATCCCACGCCGTTCGGGGAGGCGCTAGGTGGCCGCTGACAACGTCTACCACGAGGTCATTCAGGTCGAGGTCAGGGACCAGTCCGCGACGGCACTGAACACCGTCCAGAAGAACGTCGAGAAGACCGAGGCCGACCTGAACCGAGTCTCGAAGTCGCCGTTCAACATCGTGGTCAAGGTCACCGATCTGGTGACGCGCCCCTTGCAGGCCATCATGTCGTCGGCGCGCAGCCTGGCCAGCCGCGCCATCTCGCTGCCCGTCACCATGCTCGACCGCTTCAGCGCGCCCTTCAAGAACCTGCTGGGGTCGCTCCGCGAGCAGAGCAGCCAGATCGTGATGGGCATCGGCCAGGGCGTCGGTATGTCGCTGTTCGGGTTAGTGACAGCAGGCCTGGGCGCGGTCAAAGAGTCGATCATCGGCATGAACAGCACACTGGAGACGAGCACGCTCCAGTTCGAGACGCTGATGGGCAACGCCGATGATGCCCGGGCACACGTGGCCGACCTGTTCGACTTCGCCAAGAAGACGCCCTTCGAGACGCAGCCCGTCATCGACGCGTCCAGGCTGCTGCGCACCTTCGGCGGGTCGGCGCTGGACACGATGGACAACCTGACGCTATTCGGTGACGCCAGCGCGGCGACGTCGAGCGACATCAAGGAGGTCAGCTTCTGGTTCGGCCGCGCCTACGCCGCCATCCAGGCAGGCCAGCCCTTCGGTGAAGCCAGGATGCGCCTGCAAGAGCTAGCCATCCTCTCGCCCCAGGCGGCGCAGAAGCTGGAGCAACTGGAGAAGTCGGGTGCTAAGGGCGACGCGCTGTGGAAGGTCTTTACGCAGGACGTCAGCCGCTTCAACGGCGCGATGGAGCGCCAGGCGGGCACCTGGGAGGGCCTGACCAGCACGCTGTCGGACGCCATCAAGCTCACCAGCGCCAAGGTCTTCCAGCCGCTGTTCAAAGTCGCCAAGAACGCGGTGTCGGCGCTCAACGACGTGCTGTCGAGCGACGCCTTCACCGACTGGGCCGACAGCTTCGGCAAGACGCTGGCCAACATCGTCGAGAGCCTGGGCAATGCCATCGGCGTGGTCAAGGACTTCGGCAGCGCCATCTTCACTGCCTTCACCGACGATCCCGGG